CCCGTTGAAAAAATGAAGGAGGAAGTAAGTGCAAAGACAAACACGCCTAAGGAAACACTATCAGTGGTATCTAAAAAAGAAACGCTTTCACCAACGAAAAAAGAAGAACCTAAAATTACCAAAGCCCCACCAGGCATGACACCTACTAAAGAAGAAAAGCAAGTAGTAAAAAAAGAATCAACGCATGAAAAGAAAAAAGAAGAACCTAAAGAAAAGAAATCTATTAGCAAGACTACTAGCAAGTCCACTACTAAGACAGCGAGTAATCAAAAGCAAGAAGGTGTACAATCGGAAAAAGCTCAAGTTACCAAGCTTGAATTGGTAATGAAAAAAATAGATACTAAAATTAAAAACCCTGTTAAGAATTTACAATTAAAAAATATTATTAAAATGGATGCTATGACTAATGATCAGGTTTCATTACTGGCTTATAATAATATAGAATTTTATAAACCAAAAGATATTTATTTAAATCAATTAAACATATTTGATTTAAGAAATATTTATAATAATGTTAATTTAGCCAGCTATACTAACAATGATACTATAGCTATTAAAGCTAATAAACTACATGATATTAAATTAAAAAAACAAAAACTATTAATGGAACTTAAGGAGTTAAAAAATGGCTAAAGAAAAAAATAAATTTAATTTAAAAGATCAGCTTGCAGGAATAGCAGCTTTGGTTGCAGCTATTGTTGCAATTGGTGGTGGCTTTGTTAAGTATGGTGAAATTACAACAAAGTTAGATGCTTTGTCTGAAGTATCTGCACCTGACTTAACACCATTAGCAAAGACTATTGGAGATAATAAACAATTAATTTCTAATAATATGACAGATCTTGCAGTACTAGAAAAAGAAATTGAATTACTTAAAATACAACTAGAAGAAATAAAAGTAAGCACATCAAATCCCCTTACATCTAACAACTCGGGAAATTAAAAATGGGATTCCGTATACTCAGGTTGATTACAGGATTCCCAAATACAGAATAATATGAAATTAAGCGGACACTTTAGTTTAAAAGAATTAACAAAATCACAAACTGCTACACGTAAGGGTATTGATAATACTCCTTCACCTGAGCATATTGATAACTTAACAAGTTTATGTTTACAAATACTAGAGCCTACACGTAGGCACTTTGGTAAACCTATGGTTATTACATCAGGTTATCGTTCAGCAGATTTATGCCTAGCTATAGGCTCAAATCCAAATAGCCAGCATGCAAAAGGCGAGGCTTCAGACTTTGAAATGTTTGGAGTTGATAATAAAGATTTAGCAAAGTATATTAAGAATGAATTAATATACGACCAATTAATACTAGAATTTTATAATCCAGATGACCCCTCAAGCGGATGGGTACACTGCTCATACTCGAAAGATAATAATAGAAAACAATCATTGATCTATGACGGCAAGGATTATAAAGAATGGCTTACCTAAATGCAAACATACCAGTAATTGAATGTTATGTTCGTGGCAATTACTTAAGAGATCAAAAAGATTCACACGATAAATATTTTGAATGTGTAGTATTTGGATTTAGTTCACTACCTAAACAAACACCTTTGTTTCATTTTATGATGACAGATGGTGGCATATGGTGGAGAGCACCTATCTCTGCATTTTGTAAAAAACCTGGGGTAAAAGAATTACCTTTAAATGAATTAATGTTATGGGATTCATTTAGTTATAATGTAGGAGTCACAACATTCTACCAATTAGCAGGCTGTAAAATGCAATACGTTTCAAGACGTAAAGTAAAACGAGAAGGTATTTATTTATTTACAATTGATTGGTGTGCTGGAGATTACAATGAATTAAACTTTGGCTATGCAGAAAAACCTGATCAACATAAGTGTGGTCATGTAATAGAATTAGATGATTGTAATTATGCTATACAACCTAACAATAGGTTAAGAATATTTGATCCCTCAATGGCAGCTGATCCAAGTAAACCTTTAATACATAGACTTGTAAATACAAAAACATGGTCTGTTGAAGATACATCTAAATGGATTACTGATGAGCATGAAGAAGGTAGTTATGACTATGACTATAAAGAAACTAAATCTAACTCTTGGGGTATTGTTAAAAAATGAAGAAGCGATCAGCTTGGAAAAAAATACAAGACCTTAAAAATAACATAAGAAAATATAAACGAAAAATAAGGAAAAAAAATGACAGCTAAAAGAGGATTATATTACAATATAAATCAAAGAAAAAAACAAGGAATAAGTAGAACTAAAAAAAAATCTACTATAACTGCAGGTGCATATAAAAATATGCAAGCGGGCTTTCCTAAGAAAAAGGTAAGAGTCTAATGTCTACACCAGCATGGACAAGAAAAGAAGGAAAGAATCCTAGTGGTGGTTTAAATGCTAAGGGTCGTGCAAGCTATAAAGGTGGAACTTTAAAACCACCTAGTAAAACGGTAGGTAATCCTAGACGTGCATCTTTTTGTGCACGTATGAGAGGTATGAAGAAAAAACTTACATCTAAAAAAACAGCTAATGATCCTAACTCAAGAATTAATAAAGCTTTAAGAGCATGGAATTGTTAAGATAAAAAAAAAGAGGGAAGCTATTAACTTCCCCCTCGGCAACACATGGGCACCCTTATGGGTGCCTTTTTTTTTGGTGCAACTTCTTCACAGCCAAAACTTTAAATACTTTGTATTAATTTTTTAACATCATCCTCTAATTTTTTGCCAACAGAATTAGCATGGTTAATAACAGCAGCACATAAGTTTGCATGGTACTTGTATTCTTTTAATGCTTCTCTTATTTTAGCTACAGGCTTACCACCATAGTCTATAACAAGTGCATTGTTTTTATTTAAACCAATCTTTAGTTCAAACAAAAGACCTGTGTGTTTACTGATATCATTTTTTTGCATTGGTATCTACTGCTTCTTGTTTAACAAAGTCAGCCCCTATATTTTTATCTAATTGATTTAATGTTGCAAGCATATTCATAAGCTTAACAACTTCAGCATAGGGACGAGTCATTAAGTATCTCATAATGTCTGTCAATTGTACTGAACTTATTAGATAAGTTCTAGGGTTTTGGGGTGGTGTTTTACTCTTTGAATTGTTAGTCATGTATATCTCCTTTCATTATTTATCAAAGTGTTTAGTTATTGTTTTAAGGTTTTCCTCTGCATTAGATATCTTTGTTATTATCTTATCTAATTCAGTTAGAAACTGAGGATGCTCCCCAATTCCTACGGGATTGTTAAAGTATATTAAAGCAGTTGCTATCCCATCAGCAATGTCAGCTTTATATTTTTTTGTTAAAGCATCAACAAGAGGGCTTCTAAAATCTGTATTCATTAGTGCCCCCTAAATTGATAGTATTTATCTTCTATTAAGTCTTCATCTAAAAGATAAGTGTTGTGATTACCTTCTTTATTATACTCTTTAATTGCATCTCTAATTGTTTGATTAACTGTACGACCTGCCTGTAAGCAACCACATACAAAATCATCAACTTCAATCAATGCTTGTTTTACTGCACCCATTATTGTACCTCCTTTATTAATCTATTTAAATACCATTGTGCTTTTTTTAAATCTTCCAATGGCTCACCTTTAAATTTATATCTTGAAACATATTTTAAAACATTACCTTTAAGATATCCATGATACTCATCATCTGTCATACAATCTTTTATAACATCAATGGTTTCTTTTTTACCTTTAAGGTAATGGGGTGGTGAATTTACAACATCATCTACCATAACGTCTCCTTATAGTATTGTATTGAATGGTTTCAAGATCATACTCTCCTTGATTAACATTTCTTTTAACAACTAATCCACTCCACCACATACGTTGTGTACTTCTAGCATATTCTTCTTTGTGATGCAAGTAACAACCAGCAGATAGACCTATAACTTTTTTACCCGATGGTACTGTACACATAGAGTAATCAAATATATGACAATGACCTACTGTTGATGATACTTTATTTTTTAGTAAGAGAGCACGAGCAATATTGTCACCACTAATAGGCTTACCCATGATGCCAGTAGGATAGTTGTGGCAATAATATACCCCATTAATAGCCAAGGGC